GAGAAGATAAGGGTATTAATCTTAACGGCGATGGTTTTATTGTAACTGACCGTAATAGTCTTCTTGAAAAACTTAAAAATATGAATAAATAAGGTATCAGGATTACAATATGAAATCATTCAAAGAATATCTAATCGAAAGCAAGCAAACATACGATTTTAAAATTAAAGTCGCAGGTGAATTGCCAGAAGATGTAGCAACAAAAATTAAAGAAGCTCTAGCAGAGTTTAAGTGCGAATCATGCACAAAGGGTATTACTACTCCTATTCAAGAGTCGCAGGTAGATTTTCCCGAACTTAAGAATGTCAGTGTGACAGTATTTGAAGTTGCATTAGATTACCCAACAACAAGCGAACAAGTTAGAAACCGCGTAGCTGATAAGCTAAAGTGCGCACAGTCTTGCATTCGTGTACGTAATCCATTAGAAGAAGCAGAAACTGAAGTTAATCATCAACACGATGAGCATACCGAAGAAGTACTTGGCAAAGACTATGACAAGTCAAATAACCAAGATCTAGTCGGCGGCAAACACACTATGTCGTTGTTAAAAGAATTAGGTAAAAATAAAACTACCGGTACGCAATACAAAGGTGTTAACGACAAAATCTTAGCCAAGAAGGTTCCTGCTGAAAAAACAGTTAAAGCAGATAAGGTCCCTGCTACTAAGAGCCCAATTAGTGGCAAAGGAAAATAATTATGAACTTTCAAGATCTTTATAAAAAGATACATGCGATTGACGAAGGTGTATCTGTTGAAGAATGCGGCGGCAATATGCCAGGCGACATGATGTCGCCTCCAAAGCAAAGCGACTCTGTTACTATGAATGTTAGCATGAATGGTAGCGGCGCAGGCGGCATCAAAGACCTCATGAACATTCTTAAGAACATCGAAGCCAGTGGTAGTGAACCATCGGTAGATCATGACCATAAACCCTTACTAGGTGACGAAGATACACAAGAAGCATTCCAGGATGCAACAACAGAGCCAAACGAAGTAACTTTAGACATTGACTCTGTACTTCCAACAGGCGACGATTTAGCAAGCAAAGGTGCCGAAGCTGAAAAGGTCAACGGCGGTGGAAATCCGTTTAACGTTGACGAATCTTTAGTTAGCAAGTTACAAACAATGTACGAAGCTGTTAAAGAAAAAGAACCAGAAGGTTTATATTCTAAGAAGCGTTTTGAAACAGACAGCCAACGTATTGCTCGTATCGCTAAAGAAAAGCGCCAGGCAGAAAAGAAGAAAGAAGCCGAAGCAAAGTAAGAATACCAGTGCAGTATAGGGCGATTAAGACCCTCCCAAAACCACCTTCCGGGGTGGTTTTTTTATGTAAATAAAGTTATGGCAAAAAGTTTAGATGGTGTCCTAACTAAAAAGGCACACGCACAAGAAAAGTTCACAGAAGATCAAATACAAGATCTGCTGATGTGCTCGAACCCCACCGACGGGTATTTGCACTTTGCTCGAAAATTCTTTTATATTCAGCACCCTGTTAAAGGTAAGATGCTGTTTCAACCTTTCGAGTACCAAATAAATTTATTACACAGTTACCACGATTATCGTTTTAACATTAACATGTTACCTCGACAAAGTGGCAAAACTACTTGCGCATCAGCATACCTTCTATGGTACGCTATGTTCCATCCTGATCAAACTATTCTAGTTGCTGCGCACAAATTTACAGGTGCGCAAGAAATTATGCAACGTATTCGTTATGGTTACGAATTATGTGATGATCATATAAGATGCGGGGTAGTTAGCTACAATAAAGGTAGTATCGAATTTGACAACGGTAGTCGTATCGTAAGTCAAACAACCACCGGTACAACAGGTCGTGGTATGTCTATATCATTACTATACTGTGACGAGTTTGCATTCGTACAACCTAATATTGCCAACGAATTCTGGACTTCAATTTCGCCTACACTAGCAACTGGTGGTAAGGCTATTATTACATCCACTCCTAACTCAGACGAAGATCAGTTTGCTATCATTTGGAAAGAAAGCCAAGATAAGTTTGACGAATTTGGCAATGAAAAAGATGACGGCTTGGGCCGCAACGGTTTCCACGGATTTAGAAGCTACTGGAGTGATCATCCTGATCGCGACGAAGATTGGAAGGTTGAAGAATTAGGACGTATTGGTGAAGAGCGATTCCGTCGTGAATACGGATGCGAGTTCTTGATCTATGACGAAACTCTAGTTAACAGTATTAAACTAAGTGAACTAGACGGACGTGAACCTATTATGAAAATGGGGCAAGTTCGCTGGTATAAAAAACCTACCGAAGGCAACATTTACCTTGCAGCACTAGATCCTAGCTTAGGTACAGGTGGTGACTATGCAGCTATTCAAGTATTTGAATTACCTAGTATGATACAGGTGGCAGAGTGGCAACATAACATTACACCTATTCAAGGCCAAGTGAAAATATTTAGAGATGTGCTGCGCTACATCCAAGATGAAATCGGATCTGAATCAACCAGCAACATCTATTGGTCGATTGAAAATAATACTGTAGGCGAAGCTGGATTAGTTGTTATTGCTGATTTAGGTGAAGAAACATTCCCTGGTTTGTTTATCAGTGAGCCCGCACGTAAAGGACATGTCCGTAAGTTCCGTAAGGGATTTAACACTACATTTAACAACAAGATTTCTGCTTGTGCTCGTCTAAAATTCTTAATTGAAGAAGACAAGTTAAAGATTAACAGCAGACCACTGTTAAGCGAATTAAAAACATTTATTGCAGCTGGTATTAGTTTTAAAGCAAAAACAGGCCAACACGACGACCTTGTTGCAGCTTTACTATTGATTATCCGCATGAGCGTTATTTTAGCAGACTGGGATCCTAAAGTGTTTGAAACGCTAAGTGTTAGCGGGCACTTAGATGACGACTGGGAAGCGCCAATGCCAATATTTATTTCAACTAATATCTGATAAATATCATATGGAATCTAATTTAGACAAAATTGCACTTGATCTGTACGGAAAAATACAGACCCGCTTTCCCGACATTAAAATCGGGGATGAAAACGCCGCTGTATTAAGCAAAAAGCAGGATATTCCAAAAGCCCGTTTTTTTGAATTTGAATACACGGAAGGTGGCGAACCTTTGGGGACTATTGCGATTACTTTAGATGCTGACGACGGCATCGTATTGCAAGTTAGCGGTGACTTAGTCAACGATAACAGCACAAGTACATATCACAATGCGTTCAAGTTCATCAGAGGCTTTAGACAATTTGCAAAAGATCGTCTGCTAAACTTTGATGTGCAAAATATTGGAAAAAGTAATTTAGATAAACGAGATTATCAGTTCAAAGCAAAACGTAAGGAACAACCTGTCATGGCCCAACCACCAATTATGGAAAATAAACTTTATGGTAGCAATAAAATAAGCTACCAAGACCTAGGTGAAGCAAAACTAGTCATTAAACATAATCAAGCGGTTGATGCTAATATTCCAGCTGGTCGCACAATGCACATTGAAAGCATCTATATCGAAAACGCACAGGGCGAAAGATTTAGATATCCTTTCAAACATTTAAATGGTGCTCGCGCTTTAGCAGAACACATTAAGTCCGGTGGTACACCGTATGATGCTATCGGAAAACATATTACAGGTCTTAGCGAAGAACTTTCAAGTTTACGCAAGTTTAAAGGTTATGTTAGCCGCCATGAAGGTTTATCAGAAGCAATGGGCGACATTACTAGCAAGGTAATGGAAAGAATTGAACAAGTTAAAAAAGAAATTCACAGCCTACAGCGCCCATCATACTATGCATCATTTGCAGAATCTTTCAAAGAACATTCTGCACAAGAAATCCCAGAAGCTATTTTAAACGACTGGATTGATCGTTTAACAATCCGTACATTTAACGAAGAATTAAAATCAGTATTCCCTTACATCTATAACCTAGTTGACGAATCAATGGTTCCAGTAAAAGAGTTAGGGTTTGATGACATCATTGGGGAAGGCGGTGTAACACTCGGCGGTGGCGGGTTCACTGGCGACGACCAAGTTGCACTAAATCAAAGAATGCAGGCAAAAGCAGCCGCAGACGCAGGTGGTCCAACAGCCGGCGGTGTTCCTGTCGGATCTACACCTCCAGGAATTAATCGATTAACTGGAAAACCTATTGCTGAACCGGCAGCGGCCACGGCAGCTGCACCTGCACAGTCTGCTAGCCCATTTGCCCACTTTACAGATGAATACTTACTCAAAGCCGTTTATGCTATGAGAAATGGTATTCGCTTACGCTTACTAGTTAGCGGCGAAAATGCCGAAGCTGAACTAAAGCGTCGTGGAGTTGCGATACCTACACAAGAAACGCTAGCTGATCCAGAAGAACAATTTGAGTCGTTCATTAACGGCATCATCGCTGAAAACGAGATGGGCGATAACCTTTTGTTTAGTCCTAATAAAGACGCACAACAAAGTGCAATCGAAAAGCTAAACAAGATCATGAGTAAAGAGCTCAAAGGTGGTCCTGAAGGTGTTAACGCTATTCAAAGCCTAACAGGAATCATTGACGATCCTGAGTTCTTAGAATCATTAAAAGATATTGACCCTGACTTAGATGTTCGTCCTATTATTCAGCAATATGTAACACAAGCAGCTCCTGAGATTGTTGCTCAACTAAACTTTGGTGGGGAAGAAGGCGGACAATCAGAACCAGAAGCAAGTGCTCCTACTCCACCTCCTGAGGCTGCACCAGCTGCACCAGTTGCGGCAGCAGCACCAGCTGC